GACATATCAAGGGTGAGGGCTGTGATGGTTGAGCCGCCATCGTTGCCTTGGAAAATAAGGTCTTTATCTTGAACAGCACTAGCTAGATAAAAGCTACCACCACCGCCTTGATAGGCTGTAGCATACAAAGTACCGCCATCTTTGAATCTAAACTCACCACCGTCAGCATCAAGGTTTATGTTTCCTGCAACATCTAGTGTTAGGTCGCCAGAGGCGTTGCTTATATCTCCCGTTACCTGAATACCGCCAGATGTGGTGGCTAGTTTAGGATTATTAGTATGGAAAAGTGTGGCTACATTGACAGAGCCTGAGAAATACTTATTACCACCAACAGTGGTAATTTCTACGTCAGCACCAGCGATTTTTAAACTACCTGTGCCTATATCTTTAATGTAGCTGTTTAGGCCATCATGATAAATCTGTAAGTCATCAGAAGCACCGAACGTAGCCTTGTCATTGTCGCCCAATGCTATGCCGCCGTTAGCTGTGATTTCTCCCGCAACCGTAAGAGTACTCGCCATATCAACAGCGCCATCAATGTCAACGACATCAAGGTTAGTAGTGCCGTCTACGTCTAAGTCGCCATTGATAAACAATTTACCTGCCGCATCAAAATACCCTGAAGTCACAGTGCTTGAATTATCATATCTGTTAAATATTATTCTACCGTGTGCGGTATTGTTTTGTGCCGTGAATATAAGGTCAGACCCTGTATGATCAATAAAAGACCTTGTATTTGTGCCATCTAAATCTTGTAATGTAATTCTAGGAAATCCAGTTTCTTTTATAACTAAATCGCCAGTAATAGTTCCGTTACCAACACTGGTAAAACCATCAAGGTTAGCGGTTCCATCTACGTCTATGTCGCCTGAGATGTCTAAGGATGTTGCAGTGACATCTACAAACGTAGGGCTATCAGTAGTAGCAACACCTTGGTTCAAAGCCTTAACAGACGCAATAGCTGTCAACTCGCTATCCATCAAAGCTCCTGCGGCTGTGACATTAGCTGTGTCTGTGACATCTGCACTAGCTTCAATAGCATTTAGCTTAGTATGATCAGCATCTGTAAAGACATTAGAGTCACTCGCGGCTTCAACAGCGGCTCTGATCTCTGCATCAGTTTGGTCAGCAGTTGCGGAAGCTTCAATAGCATTAAGCTTAGTATGATCAGCATCTGTAAAGACATTAGAGTCGCTTGCGGCTTCTACCGCTGTACGAATCTCTGCATTAGTTTGGTCTGCGGTTGCAGAAGCTTCAATGCCATCAAGCTTAGTACCATCAGTAGCTACATCACGACCATCGACTGTGCCGCCTACTGTGATATTTCCTGTAGCGCCCACGGTTGTAAATGATCCTGCCGCCGCACTAGAACCGCCAATAACTGCACCATCTATTGTGCCGCCATCAATGTCTGGAGTGTTGATGTCTGGAGACGTTAAAGTTTTGTTAGTTAATGTCTGTGAGCCTGTAAGCGTAGTTACAGTGCTGTCTATAGCAAGTGTTACGCCATTGCCGCTTGCAGTAGAGGTTACGCCAGTACCACCTAACACACTCAAAGCCTCAGAATCTAAATCAATTGAGATGCTTGTTGTGCCATCAGTTAGGTCTAGGTCTTGTGCAGTAACCTGTGCGTCTACGTAAGCTTTAATGCTTTGCTGAGTTGCTAGGGCTGTTGCACTATCACTAGACATATCATCTTCATCTAGAATAGAACTAACAGTAATACTAGTACCAAGCGTTAAAGATGTTGTAGCTGTAAGACTATCAATGTATGCGTCTTTAAAGCGTAAAGCATTTGTACCTAAATCTACATCGCTATCTGTAACTGGATATACTACGCCATCTTCAATGCGTACTTGCTCTACGGCACTGCCACCTACTTCTACATAAACACTCCAACGATTATTAGAGCTATCAACAACTATTTTATTATTAAAATCTTGGTCGCCAATAATCTCAATGTTGCCGCCTTCTCCTGCGCCACCATCGTGTTGGTGTCCTGTAGTGCCAGAAGCCGCGTATGAAAACGCAGTAACTAGTTGGTTGTATTCTGCGTTAAAGAGTGACGCTGTAATCGTATCGCCATCGGTAAGCGTACTTTGTCTAGTGTAACTTGTTCCTGCCATTTGGTTATCTCCTACCTGATGGGACGTAATTTATATAAAGACCGTTGATTGCGTATGGTGCGTTTTGATCAGAACTACTTATTCTAAAGTTACATACTGATCCACTTCCTTGTATAGCTTGACGTAGCATAGGATCGTTACTTGCTCCAAAGATTGCTGTTGCAAATATCGCTGTGCCGAAAAGGGCAGGGAGCGGAACAGAATCTAAAATATAATCTGCGGGTTGTGGTATGTCCGTATCTTCATAGTCGTAACGGACTCTTAAACTTGGTTGTACTTCACCTTCGGGCGTAATAGAAATCTTTGCATAGTGTAAAGTCTTTCTAGTTCCTATGTCACCAAAGTCATAGTTTGGCGTTTGATAAATTGCATTAATATCAAATGGACTTCCAGAAGCTGTAAAGGTGTTACCTGTATCGTGGTTGTATACATATCCTGCGTTATCGCCGTGGTACTCTTGTTCTACGCCGTTATTATCAAAACCTGTTGTAAAACCTACCGCCTGTATTCCTAGTGTTTCTGACCATTCAAAGCCGTTAGGTGTTAGTGTACCTATGATGCCTTTTGATGATACTGAACTTTGATTGTCAGAACTATAAAACAAACGATACTGCGACTTGCTTCTTAATACTGCGCTTGTAATCGTGAAAGAGTTAACAGACAAAGCAATATCAGAAATAATACTTTGTATCTGTCGGCTTACTGATCCTAACTCAACGTCACCAATACGCGATGTACCCGCAACAGATCGTATGCCGTCTGGACTAAGAAACACTAAGTCACCGCCAATCTCTTGTATGCTGTGTGAACTCAAGCAACCTACGTTCTGTGTAACAGGAACAACAGCAATATTACTAGAATCATTAATGTTTACAAGCTTGTGTATGCTGTTCCTGCAAAATATAATCAAGTCATCACGGAAGCTTTTAAGGCCAATTACTTGATCGCTTAATGATATACTGCCTGCGCCAGCGCCTACAAAGTTTTCAGGCTCAAAGTTGTGGCTGTAATATATAGTATTTTTATCCTCTGAAGCTCCTGCTACAACAAGATGATGGTCATGTACTGCACACACTGTAGGGGCTGCTGTGCTGTTTACTGTAATTTCTTCTGCAAAAAATGTACGGCTTGTTAAACCGCCTGTGCCTTCCATGTGGAAGTAAAAAGGCTTATTGACTCCATCACATATTACAATTTGACCGTAATCTGTATTGCCTTCAAAAATTGCAAATGAACATTGTTCTTGACTAGTTCTTGCATCCAAACTACGACCAATAAATGTAGTATAGTTGTCTCCATTGCTATGTACGCTTGCGCGGTTTATTTGAAGCCAGCTATTTCCATCAACACTAAAAAAGATTCCGTCCCCAGAACAAACAATAACGCCGTCTGCATAAACATTTAGACCTAGTATTGGGTTTGCACTATTTGGGCGTGTAGAACCAAAAGCTGTATAGCCATTTATTCGTCTGTAACCGCCATCAGGATCTACCTCAAAGTTTGTAAGCTTTGTAGCTAGTCCGGGCTGAGACAACATTTCAAGTTGGTTTAGGTTTGTATTTAACCCGCCCTTACATGAAATACCAAAAGGTTGTGAAGCGGCCATATTATACGAATCTCATTCGGTCGTCTTTAATGTATGTAGGCGTAGGTTCTAAAAGATTAGAGCGCATACTGCGTAATCCTTTTTTATAGTCTTCAAGTGCAAATGCCGCCGCTTGGGGGTTATCCTTAAACTGCCAGATATAATATCGAGCCTTAGCTAAAAGTACAGAAGTGTACATTTCAGGAAAGACTACAGAGTCTGTAGAAGCTGTAAGTTTTGTAGGAAGGCTCCAAGCATAAAACCAAACGCGATATACTTTGTCTGGAATGGGGCTAAGTCCAAACTTCCGTGAGTCTGGGCTTCGGATAACATTACTAGGTTGACCGTACTGTTGTGTATCTGCATCGTCTGCGTTTTCAGCAGTTCTGCGAAAGTCCTTCCAAGCCTCTGTAGTCATGAAGCTCAGGTTACGCGAAACATAAGGGGCTGTTTCTCCGCTTACACCGACAGTCGTAATGTAAAAGTTATCCCAATCTATTGATCCGTAGTCCGTAGTAATATCAGAACTAGCGGGTTTTAATTCGTAGAAGCGTGTGCCTGCGGTTGTTTCGACATATACGTTTCCATACATCGGGTCTGTATCACCGCTTTCTGCAACAGCCAAGTAGGGCCATTGAGGTTCTTCATTAATAATGTCAAAGTATGCACGATTGAGTGAATCTTTGACATGTTGCTGTACGCCGACAGCGTTTGCAAAGGTAGCGGTTGTCAACGTAACTTCATTAAGCTCTCGTAACAATTCGTTAGTTAAATCAAGATAAGTTGATGACATATATTATTGCGCCTTTGTTTCTGTTTTAGTATTGGGCTTATTAAAAATTGCATCCCAGTTATCGTCAAATTTCTTTTTGTTTTCAGGCTTATAC